ATATCTTCTCCTTAATTGTTTCTACCAAAATGTCGAACCAATCATGCGTGGTCTTGGCCTTACCCAACCCCTCCATCGGATTGATCGCGGGGCGCAGTTCTTTGATGAGCTGCAGGACTGCTTGAAACCCATCCTTGACCCCTTGGTCATAGCTTTCCATGACCAGCCTGGTGAGTTCTTCCTTTGCGTTCACGTGTTCTTCTCCTTGAGTTTGGTTTCAGTCCAACGCACTGCGTATTCACGATCTCCAGTCGAACATTCTCCAGTTACAGGGTCAACATAGCTTTCCCAACAAGCCTCGTGAAACTCCTCATCCGTCAGCCCTACCCACTCACGCTTTGGAGACAAAGCCCACACTTGCCCCAGCGGCGTGAACAAGGGTGAGTCTCTGTCTGTGCTAACCACACCGTTGCTTGGGTCGTACCACGCCACAGGCCCTTGCTCCAGTAATTTATCTTGTGTCATGTCCACCCCAATCCTTTGCTGACGGCAACAATTAAAATAGTTATGCCGACAATAGTTCCGAACCGTCTCTCACAGTGTGGTGCTACATAAATTGTGCCGACCAGCACGAGCATTTGTGTTTCAGTCATGCTTGCCCCCTCTCTCGCAGTTCCTTAGCGTTTGCTTGCAGCAGGCTGCGCCAGCTTGGGTTTTCACAGGCCATGGCATTTGCGTCGAGGAGCGCGGCGCATGCCTCGCGTTCCGCCAGGACTGCTTCGTCAATCAACATTCGCGTCATGCTCCACATGTCTGTGACGAATTTATTGGAGGTAATCGGTTTGTTCATGGCTTCCACTCCTGGTACCAGCCTTCGACATACATCTCGTGAAAGGCCCAGGCCACGAGCCACGTCCAACTGAGCTTTTCATCGCGGGTAAAGGTAACCTTTGCCATCATCAGGCAGAGGTTCTTACTGGGCGGGGTCATCATGTCTCTTCCTCCAGTGGCACATCACGCCATTCGCCACGATTGGGTGATGGCAAAGTGTTTCCGTCTTTGTCAGTGATGTGTACTGCCAGCACTATGTTTTTGTCTTCCCACCATTGCTGAAGTGTGCGTATCTTTTTTGGGCGGTAGCAAACCTCTATTCCGTGTCGATCAGTTACCTTTACATCGTGTTGCTCAAAGCCATCCGCACGCTCAATAAAGCGCAGTTTTGGTGTTGGTGTCATCGCTTCATCCCCCGAATGTACTGAGCAAAGCTCTGCACCGTATCGCGGCCAAAGGGCAGGGCAAACTTGGTCTCCAACTCCACCGCCACCTCTTCGATGGCGTCATTGCGGGTCAGGTGTGCAAACTCGGCCGGGTGTGAGTGCACGTCTATATGGGCGACCTCTGGGGTCTCGGCCCTATGAGGGTCGGTCGTATATTTTCCGCATTTCATGCACTTCAGGCTTTGCGTGTCCGTGTAAAAATGCCAGTTGTGTTTGCACGGCTGCATTAAAACTTCTCCTTGTAAAACTTGCCGATCACTTCGGCCAGCTCGTGGATATGAAAGTCTCCGCCTTCACCACCAAAGTTGGTGATCCAGATCATGCCAGGCTGAATGCCAGGCGTGAGGGTCCAGCCGGCGATTTTGACCTCGTAGCGCTCGCGCGCGTCCTTGAAGCCCTGGTCATAAGCCACCTGCGCCTTGCACGCATCTTCAATGGTCATCAAGGTGTACTTCTGGCATTCTTCCCAGACAAACTGGGCGTTTGTTTCACCAATCATTTTGCGTTCCGCTTTGGTTAATTGTTCCCACCAAGATTGAAATGTCATTTCCCTTGCTCCTTGTTCTTGAATCTGTCGCTTACGCCACCCGGTCACGGCCAACCCCAAACAGCCCCGTGATCCGCGACCAGGCCAACTTGCGCAGTGACACTGCAGCCAACTCCTTCTCAAGCCTCAGGACCGTAAAACCCAGCTCGAGGTTCGCGCCCACCAGCTCGTCAATGTCTTTGCGGCACTGTGCCAAGCCCTCACTAAACCCTTTGGCATGGGCCTCGGCTGCCACATCTTTAAAGGTGCGGCGTTTGTATTTAGTCTGCGTCATATTGGTTTTCCATGTGTTGAAAGACGGTGTGTTCCAGGTCGGCAAGGTCTTCCCCTGTCATCTCGCTCTCCAGCTCCGGGTAGGGTTGGCCGTCGAGGTGAAGGATTTCCCACTCCCCACAGCCGCCCTCTTCTGGATGGCTGTCGCCCGGGTCCGCGCGCAGGATGGGGGGCAGGTACGGCTCCCAGTACGTCACGCGGACGATGCAAAGGATGCCATTGATGCTGTGTTCAAACTCAGTCATGCTCTACCTCCGCCACCTGCACTTTGATGTTGCCATCTTGGATGTGCTTGAACAACTGGCGCTGGAAATCCATGCGCATTGCATTGGTGTCGATGACCAGGAACGCTTCCCCTGATTGCACCAGGCCAGCGGTCAAGGTCCGTGGCGCGCGGGTCTTGATCCGTTCACTGCCCATCTTGTAATAGGTAATTGGATCGCTCATAGCGGCATGTCCCCGTGCCATGGTTCGTCGGCCATGCGCTTTAGATTGAAGATGAACCTGTATTGCGGATGCACCTTGACGAACAGGCGCGCGTAGAACGCAATGTGGTTGTTGGAGATTTTGAAGTCTACGCCTGTGGTGGTCATCGCCACCTCCCAGCGGATACGGTTGATGATGAGCCAGTGGCTGATCTTCCTGTGGCCGGCGCTGATGGCCTCGAGCGTGAATCGTTCAAAGTAACCCCACACCAAGGGGTTACCTGCGTTGAACGCGTTGAACTCACGCTGCCTCAAATGAAACGGCGTGTTCATGCTCATCGGTCATTCCTTTCTTGCTCGTCCATCCAAAACCAAAGTTTCATCAGGCCGATCAGGACAAGGCCGGCGACGATCATGCCAAGGCCGCCCAAAAGAATTGTTGCGACGATGGTCTCTGTCATGACTTGATCTCCAACAAAGGCTTGTCGTGATCAATGTCCACGTACTCAGAGTACAGACTGATTTCAAAGTCGCCCTCAGGCGTCTTGATTTCAATGGTCCGTGTAGCGTAGACACTGTCCGGGCCAGCGCTGTGTTTAATAGGACTGACGGTGATGTTGGTCACCCGATGAATATTCAAATTGAAGTTCATGACTTTCTCTCTTTCTGTTGATGGAAATTAAATTATACGTGTATCGTACCAGTTGTGTCTAGTACTTTCCCTAGGTCTTGTAAAAAACCCAGGCAGCTATCAAGCAGAGGGCGTATACCCTCCACCTGATAAGGTTGAAGTAATCTTCAACGCTCACCGCTCGACTCCTTCAAGGCGGTCTGCCACCAGCTTGGCGTAGCCGGCAATGTCCACCCAATGGTCGACTTTGTCGGGGTTGCCGTTGACGATGCGGCCGATCTTGTGCACGATCATCTCCAAGGCTTCCCACTGGTCATCAGCAAAGGTCTTGTCGTGACTGGCCGCGTGGTCCGCGAGCAGTCGTTTGATACCCTGCATCAGTGCAGCGCCGTCCTTGAACTTGCCGTAGTCCTTGGCCCGCTCGTCGAGGGTCTCGTCCACGTCGGTCCCTTCAACCTCTTCCAGAATCTTTGCCCAGGAGCTGAGAGGAGGCATCGGCACCATTTCAGGCGGCTTCCACTCCTCTTGGATTTGCTTGCGCAGCTTGTAGGTCATGGGCTTGGACGCCTGGAACTTGATGGCCACCTTGGTCGCCTCGGCGTCGGGGTGCTTGCGAAAATACTCGCGGATTTTGTCTGACTTGTTCACTTACTTTCTCCTTTTCTTTGCTTCGGTTTTTCAATGACTTTTGTCACTGATTCTGTGGTGGTGAAACGGTGCTCGTTTGCGCATTCGTATCGCCGGTATGTGAAATTGTTTTGGAGGCGCGCCCGTGTTTCTTTAACGGATACCCAGGCCTGGCAGATGGGGCATTTCATTTGGGACGGTGGAGTAAAAGGGATTGAATAAACCTCTCGTCTCGCAACATAGGTGCAGGCTTGGGCACATAGGCCACCCCAATTAACACCTTGCCAGTGTTGAAAAATCTGCCTGTTGCAGCAAGTTCTTTAAATACCTTTTGCTCTCGGGTAAGGGCTTGTTTAATCATCGCACTCTTTCTCCTTTCTGTTACTGAGTCTTGATCTTAGCACATCTAGTTCACTTGTCAACAACTCAACTTTCTTTTCTGCATTCAACCAGGCTTCTCGCCACAGTCTCTGATCTTCAATGCGCTGTGCGGCCGCTTCAAG